ATGTTTACCGTTATTTTTGGTCGTCCAGGCTGCCCTTACTGCGTTCGCGCTAAAGAACTGGCAGAAAAACTGACCAACGAGCGTGATGATTTCAACTACCGCTACGTGGATATTCATGCCGAAGGCATCAGCAAAGCTGACCTGGAAAAAACCGTTGGCAAACCGGTTGAAACCGTGCCGCAGATTTTCGTCGACCAGAAACACATCGGCGGCTGCACCGATTTTGAAGCCTGGGCAAAAGAGAATCTCGGCCTGTTTGCCTGAGTCAATTTATTTGCTCGATGAATGACTGCGCCAGGTATCAAGCCAGGCGCAGATAAACAAAAAGCACAATGCCCCAAGCGCGCACCAGAACACGGCGCTCAACACCCACGCCATCTCCTGCCAGAACGTCCGGTGGGTCACGAAGAACAGCCGCATCGTCACCATGCAGACCGGCGCCGCCAGTATCGCGCCGAGCAAAGGACGCAGCACCCGCCGTCCGGGAGAGAGACAGCTCGCCGCCGCCCCTGGCAGCAAAAAGAAGAGCAGGCCCAGCTCCGGGTTGCCGCTGGCGCGAAATGCCCCTTTCATATGTAACAACAACGATAAGCACACCACAATGAACAGAACGAAGCCACAGATAATGCCGGCCCAACTACGCTCAGATTTCACCGTATCCTCCTGATGTTGCCTCTAACTCACGTCCACGTCGCCCAGTCAGATAAAGCATTTCGGCAATCCATGCCAATAACTCCCCTACCAGCCTAAAAACGATTGTCACTAGCCGCCGCATCCAGGAAGGATTAAACTAGCGGTATATTTTTGCTGGTTATAACAGGGTGCCAGAATAGGTTCGCGACAACGCGAACGCCTGAGCAACCTTAGACCAAATAACCATTTCCTTCAACAACTTACTAGTAAATGAGAAGTTGGCTTTCGTGAATATAAACGTCGCAGATTTGTTAAACGGGAATTACATCCTGTTATTATTCGTTGTACTTGCATTAGGACTATGCCTGGGAAAACTGCGTCTCGGCTCAGTACAACTTGGTAATTCCATTGGCGTTTTAGTCGTTTCTCTATTATTAGGCCAGCAGCATTTCGCGATTAACACCGATGCCCTTAATCTCGGCTTTATGCTGTTTATTTTTTGCGTTGGCGTAGAAGCCGGGCCCAACTTTTTTTCTATTTTTTTCCGCGACGGGAAAAACTACCTGATGCTGGCGCTGGTGATGGTCGGCAGCGCGATGCTGATCGCCATGATGCTGGGTAAAGTGTTCGGCTGGGATATCGGGCTCACCGCCGGTATGCTGGCAGGCGCCATGACCTCCACCCCGGTGCTGGTGGGCGCGGGCGACACCCTGCGCCATTTCGGCCTGCCCAGCGATCAGCTGGCGCAGTCGCTTGACCATCTGAGCCTCGGCTATGCCCTGACCTATCTGGTTGGTCTGGTGAGCCTGATCGTCGGCGCCCGCTATATGCCCAAGCTGCAGCATCAGGATCTGCAGACCAGCGCCCAGCAAATCGCCCGCGAGCGCGGCCTCGATACCGATTCCAAACGTAAAGTCTACCTGCCGGTGATCCGCGCCTACCGCGTCGGCCCGGAGCTGGTGGCCTGGGCGGATGGCAAAAATCTGCGCGAACTGGGTATTTACCGCCAGACCGGCTGCTATATTGAACGCATTCGTCGCAACGGTATTCTGGCCAACCCGGACGGCGACGCGGTGCTGCAGATGGGTGACGATATTGCGCTGGTGGGCTACCCGGACGCCCACGCCCGCCTCGACCCGAGCTTCCGCAACGGTAAAGAGGTGTTCGACCGCGATCTGCTCGACATGCGCATCGTCACTGAAGAGATTGTGGTCAAAAACCACAACGCCGTCGGCCGCCGCCTGGCGCAGCTCAAGCTTACCGACCACGGCTGCTTCTTAAACCGGGTTATTCGCAGCCAGATCGAGATGCCTATCGACGATAACGTCGTACTGAACAAAGGCGACGTGCTGCAGGTCAGCGGCGACGCCCGCCGCGTAAAAACCGTGGCCGACCGCATCGGCTTTATCTCCATTCACAGCCAGGTGACCGATCTGCTGGCCTTCTGCGCCTTCTTTATCGTTGGCCTGATGATCGGCATGATCACCTTCCAGTTCAGCTCCTTCAGCTTCGGCATCGGCAACGCCGCCGGCCTGCTGTTCGCCGGCATCATGCTTGGCTTCCTGCGCGCCAACCACCCAACCTTCGGCTATATCCCGCAGGGGGCGCTGAACATGGTGAAAGAGTTTGGTCTGATGGTGTTTATGGCCGGGGTCGGTCTCAGCGCCGGGGCCGGGATCAATAACGGGCTGGGCGCCGTCGGCGGCCAGATGCTGGCGGCAGGGCTTATCGTCAGCCTGGTGCCGGTGGTGATCTGCTTCCTGTTCGGCGCCTACGTGCTGCGCATGAACCGGGCGATGCTGTTCGGCGCCATGATGGGAGCCCGCACCTGCGCCCCGGCGATGGAGATCATCAGCGATACCGCGCGCAGCAATATTCCAGCGCTCGGCTACGCAGGGACCTACGCCATCGCCAACGTGCTGCTTACCCTTGCCGGGACGCTCATCGTGATCATCTGGCCAGGGCTACAATAATTTTTTGAGAAAAAAGCCGTCACAGGCAGAACTTTTTCTCAGGGCATCAGTCATAAGTAATGCCACTGCTTTTCTTTGATGTCCCCTTTTTGGGGAGCCCACCACCCCCGCCACTTCGGTTCAAGGTTGATGGGTTTTTTGTTGCCTGAAATTTAAGCTGTTTAAAATCATGATGTTAGAAGCACTGTTTTTTAACGATGGCGACAAAATGGCGGCAGCGTCAAAGAGAGAGCGCCACCTGTCCTGATTTCATTGGATGCGGCTGAACCGGATTTGACTCTTTTGGCGTTGCAATCGAACGAACAAAAGTTTCATGGGTAACAAAAGTATGGCTGCAGTTAATGTTCTGGCACTGGTTGTAACGCTCTTTGGTCAATGAAGATACCTGAAAACTGCTGCGAGTATGGGCGGCACTTCCACACAGTGGGCAAATCATCATTTTTCGAGTTCTCCCCATTTTTGCTAAATTCACAATAATGATACCGCATTATTCCATTTTGCAAACTTAAAAGTTCTCCATTGCGAAGAATCATTCCATTTCGAAATCATCAATCCTCACTTCAAGCTCCAGACTGGTCGTAAAACCGTTATCCGGGCTGACGGTATGCGTCAGAGTCGTAATGGTCCATTCCGCATCATCTATCGGCTGTTTAAAGCCACTGACTTTCACTGGCATTTCCGTGTAGAGATCTGCCCGCCCTTCTGCCAGTTGTAGCGAGAATGACGCAACGCCGCGTTGCAGGCGTTCCCACTGCATTTTCGCCGCTCGTTCGGCGTTGCTCCGGTTGGCATAAGTGCGATTAAGTACCAGCACGTTTTCATCCGTACCCACCAGGTAATCGCCCTGCTTCGCTTCTGGCTCTTTCTTCTGCTTCTTAGTTCTGCGCTTACGCTTCACCGTGGTGCTTTCTTTCTTCGCAGGTTCGCGGGTATGCAACCAGCTGGCAATTACGCCCGTGTAGGCTCCGCGATCTGCCAGGGTAAAGCGGTGACTGTCGCCGTCCTTGCGTGTGATAGTGATCACTGGCAGTGGTTTACCAGTGGCGCTTTTGCCCTGCCCCTGCCGGATGAATAGCAGATTGCCATTTTTCACCGACGCGATGGCACCGTACTGTCGCGCCAGCCGCATCAGAAAACTGCCGTCACTCTCATTAGTCTGGTCTATATGTTCCACGGGCTTATCCGACAGGTCTTTACCCAGCGCCATCTTCAGCTTGTGACGCGCGGCTATTTCCTTTACCACTTCCCCGACGGTGGTCTTGTGCCAAGATTTTTCACGGCGGGTATTCAGGGTTTCCCGAAAATCAGCACTTCGCGCCCGGATAGTCAGGCGGTCCGGTGCGCCAGTGTGTTCAATCTCGTCCACCGTGAATGCCCCTTTCGGGAAAAGCGGCTGCCCCTTCCAGCCCAGCGCCAGCGTAATGACCGCACCACGGCGCGGCAGCACGATTTTTCCATCGGCGTCGTCCAGCTCCAGATCAAGCTGGTCCGCTTCAAATCCCCGGTTATCCGTCAGCGTCAGCCCCATCAGGCGGTTGTCCAGCACAGTGGTGATATCCCTGCCTTCAATACTGATGCTGAATGCCGGAGTTTTGTTGCCTTTGTTAAGCAGTTCAGAGCTGAAATTCACGACAGAAGCCCTCCCACCGTTTTACTGATATCGCTTAAGGCTGATGTTGCCGTTCCCTGCAGATTATTCAGCTGCGCACTGAGATCACCGAACATATCGGACAGGGATTCATCCACCCGTTTGAGCGACAGGGTGAACTCAATCCGGCGCGGCATACCGTCGCGGAAAAACTCCGTTTTAGTCTGATTCAGTCCCTCAATCACATACATGCCGTAAATCGTGCCGCTGCCTTCAATCAGAGGCCATGCTTTCCCCTGTTCTGCCATCTGCTCCAGTGCCAGCAACGACAGCCTGCCGCCTGTTATCTCCGGCATAAGAACACCGGAAAGCGTCAGCATGTCGTTGTCCGGTCCCAGAAACTGCGTGGACGGACGACGATTTACCCGGCTGTTAGCCACATGTCGCCAGCTGCGCTGATACTGCAGTTCCTGATACGGCACGGTGCGCAGCATAAACACGTACAATCCCAGCACCATCATCATGCGTCGTATCCCCCCTGATCGCTGTAGTTACTCCTGGCCTTTGCCTTCAGCCTGCGTTCACGTTCATCAAGCTGGCGGGCCACCTCCCGCGCAATATCCTGCGCACTTTGTCCTGGCTGCGTCTGGATGATGATCTGCGTCGGTGCCTCAATCCTGTAAACGGGCGGCACAGTGGCTGCGCGACTCACAATTGCTTCTCCACCTTTCGCGGGAAGTGCCAAAGGGTGCAACGGTGGAAGCTCTGCTGGCGCGGCAGCAACTCCCATCATTCCGGTAACAACGGCAGCCAGTGCAGCTGTATTTCTCCGGCTGGTCACATTTGCCGGGCCGTTAACAATTTCCGGCCCGTTTTCACCGACGATGCCAAACTGCCCGCGCGGGATATAGCCGCCGCTGTCATACATCCCCGCAAAGCCATATCCCCATGACGGAAAACCACCCGATGGCATCATCACTTTACCGTCTGCATTCACCGTCGCAGGTTGCTGACGCGTCACTCTTTCCGGCAGTTTCGCCTTTGCAGCCTCTTTACTGACAATGCCGAGTTTCTCCAGCAACCAGGAAACGCCGGATTTCAGGGAGTCCAGCGGATGCATGACCATATTCAGCCCTTCCGCCAGTGCCTCCCCGAATCGTCGCCCCATTGCCGCTGCGCTCTGCAGTTCGGCAGAGGTCGACTTAACGGGCGTCAGCAGATCAGTAAACCAGCCCCACAACGCCTGCACTTTGTCGCCAATCCACTGAAACACAGGCTTAAGTGGTTCGAATGCTGCACTGATGGGACCTGCCGCCGCTTTGAATCCTTCCACCACACCAGCGAGAAATGCGGTGATGGGTTGCCAGTATTTCCAGACAACCAGCGCCACGCCCGCCAGTGCAGTAACCACAAGACCTATCGGACTGAGCAGAGCACCTAACAGACCCGATATGGCATACAGGGCAACGCGCAGCATCGCCAGCGGACCGGATGCCAGTACTCGCAGCACCGCGCCTGCGGCAGCCAGTCCACCGCGTAGTGCTGCCAGTGGATTCATAAACATCACAGCAACAGCACGTAAACCGGATAATCCAGACCGCAACAGTGCAACCGGCACACCTACTACAGTTTTCAGGACATTCCCCGTCAGTGATGCCGTGCGGCGCAAAGACGACAACGGCGCAGTAAGTAAACCCGCTGCGTTGCCCGATGAAGCAAGCCCGCGTCGCAGCAGTGCCAGTGGAGCGCCAGCTAACCAGGACAACGCGCTGCTGGTTCGTGTTACTGCTGCCGTAACGGAAGGTAACGTTTTGATACCCAGCACAGAGAATCCCAGACGGATGACTGCCAGCGGCCCCAGCACTGCAGCCAGCGCCACCGCTAAGGTGCCGAGGCCTACGGTAACCGCAGCCACAACAGCCGCTACTTTCATCAGTGTGCCTGTCAGTTCCGGGTTAGCTTCCACCCAGCGGCGCAACGCCCCCGTGATGCTTTTCACCGTGTACAGAATATCCATCAGCGGCTGGCGCAGCGTTTCGCCCAGGCTGCTGAAGGTGTTCTGCGCTCCGGTTTTGACCAGTAACCACTGAGCAGAAAGTGAGTCCTTATTGATGTCGGATTCTTTCTGCATGGAGCCGAGCGCATCATTGCCCGCTGTCAGTTTTAACTGACGCTGCAGTTCCGGCAGGTTGTTTGCCAGTTTCGCCGCGTCATCGCCAAACTCTTTACCAAACAACATGGTCATGGCAGACAGACGCTTGTCCTGCGGCAGTGCGTTCACCTTCTCCAGCACACGCTGGATAGTTCCCATCGCATCCTTCGTCATCTGCTTTTCAATCACTTCAGGATTGAGTTTCAGCAGATTCATCCCTTCAAAGAAACTCTTGCTCTGCATGGTGGCAATGGACAATTCACGCACCATCGCGTTTGCTGCACTGGCTGCAACCTCCGGCGCAGCGCCCAGTGTCAGGAAGGTGGAACCCAGCGCCGCCGCTTTACGATAATCCAGACGGTCAGCCACACCGCCCAGACGTTGCATCACATCAATGATGTCCGCCCCTTTCGACATGGCGTTATCATCCAGATAGTTCAGCGCATCGCCGAGCTGTTCAATATTGCGGGTTGGTATTTTGTAGAGCTGGGCGATTTTCCCCAGACTTTCTGACAGTTCATCCGCTGGCAGCTCAAAGGCTGTTGCCGCCTTTGCTGCCGTACTGGCGAAGGCCAGCAGGTCACGTTTCTGGTCTTCCCAGCTGTCGTCAGGGTTTGCGACGTTCATGCGCGCACCACCTTCAACCAGTGCAGCGAAGTCCACCGCACCGTTTTCCATCGGCAACTGTTCGCTGGCAGCCTTGATGGCATCCTGCATTTCATAAAAACGTGCAGTGCGGTTGCCATTATCGTCACGCAGACCATTGACCTGCTTTGCCACACCTTTCATGGCATCTTCCATGCTGGTATAGCTTTTTACTGCCGCCATCACTGGCGCACCCATTGCCAGCCCTGCAGCCGTGGTAGTGGCTCCGGCTCCTGCGATGCGATCGCGCACTTCAAGCCGTCTTGAGTATTGTTCTCTGGCAGCGTTCATCCGTGCCTGTTGTTCACCCAGACGTTTAAGTGCTTTTTGCTGGCCCTCCAGTGCCTGCCTTGTTTCTTCAGCATTTTTCTTAAGTTCTCGCTGGGCACTACTGAGTTGTCTGGTATCAATCCCTGATTCTTTAAGTGCCTGACGTTGTCTCTGGACCGCCCCCAACAAGCCGTTATAGGTCTGCTGAAGTTCCTGTACTCGTGTTTTGGCCTGACTGAATAACTTTGCCTGCGCGGCGGTTGGCCTGTTAGTGGCAGCAAATTGTGTGGCGAGTTTTGCCGCCTCTTCGCGGGCTGCGTTCAGGTTGTTGGCTGTTATGGCTAGTTGCGAGCGCGTCTTGCGAAATTCATCAATTCTGCCAGCCTGCTTATTCAGTTCTTTGAGGCTGTTTCGGGTATTCTGAATTGCGCCAGCCAGCTCTTTCGAACTGGCCTGTGCAGCACGGAATGGGCGGGTGAGTTTGTCAACCGCATTAAGAATGACCTGCAGGCGCAGGTTATTATCACTCATCGTTGGCCCCGCTTCTCTGAATCGCTTTATACCGCCATTCCAGCACTTCGGTCAGCGGCATAACGTCAGTAACGGATGGCGGCCAGTGAAAGATGGTGGCGATATCAGCCACCAGATCGTCAACCGTCAGGCTGTCGGTAAACCGGCAAGTACCGACTTCTTCAACAAAAAAGTGACAACCTCAACCGACATAGCGGTGAGATCTGCCGGGTCCATCTCTGCAATTTCCTGTGCAGTCAGTGCCGGGCTGGAGATGCGGGGGATCACGGTCATCATCGCGTTCACATCCATATCCATAATAGCCTGCAGGCGTGTACCGCGCAGTGCACCGGACTGCGGTTTACGCAGCACAATTTCGGTGATTTCCGTTTTACCGCGCTTGATAGGGGTATCCAGTTGAATAGTCTTTTCAGTCTGCTTATCGCTCATTTTTCTGTCCTGTAAATTGGGTTCTGGCGCGGAATCCCGCGCCGTTCAGATACATCAGAGGCCGAGGGCGTTGCGGTGCGCTTCCATCAGGTCCACGCCGTCCACAATTTCCACCATGTTGATAAGGTCCACTTCATAGAGCACCTCACCATTGATAGTCAGCTTCGCGTAGCTGTTGGTACTGGTCACTTTGGTGGTGTTGCTTTCGCCCGTCTTCCACTCGCCGGAATCCACTTCTTTGTGACGTCCACGCACCACAAGCTCCACGGCCTGCACTTCCCCGGTATCGTCACGCTGAATAGAGCCGGTAAAGCGCAACTGGATACCATCCACCGTGGCTTTGCCCATCTGCTTAAACAGCAGCAGTTCAGTACCACCAATGGAAAATTCTGTGTCCAGCGCACTATCATCCAGCCCCAGATCCACATCCACTGCACCCGGCATTCCGCCACCGCGATACTTCTCATATTTGCGGGTGAATTTCGGCAGCGTCAGCGACTCAACGATCCCCTGCCAGTTGTTCCCGTCGTTAAACAGGTTCAGGTGTTTTAATTTGCGTGGTAAAGCCATGTTGTCCCCTTACGCGCTGACCTGGCTGGAGAAATTCACCAGGTACTGATCGGTGATGCGCTGACGCAGCATCAGGTTTTCAAGTGGCGGCACTGGTGTGTAGTCGTAGTCGATGGTGAGTTTTCCAGCTTTCAGAGTGTCTTTGTCGTTCACCGACTCATCCAGCCAGCAATCGCCACCAATGAGATAGCCCTGACTGATCAGGCTGCGCATTTTGGCGCGGATACCTTCGATAATGTCGCGGGCCAGCGACGGATTCAGCGGTTTGTCGACCGCCCACATTGGCGCTTCTGCCATCGTGTCCATCAGCACCTGCGCCGTGCGGGTGTAGTTTTCAAAGGCAAAGAGTGGGTCATCACTCAGACAGCGGGAACCCCAGAAGCGAAAGCCGTCTTTGCGGATAAGTGTGGTAACATCGTTCTGGTTAAGCAGTCCCGCATCAGTTGCCGGGTCCTGCAGATCCCAGAATACATCAGCAGAAATTCCGGTGACACCGTTCACGCCCACGTTGGACAGGCTTTTGTGCCATCCGGTCTGCTCATCAATTTTGGCGCGCAGACCAAGCGCACGGGCGGTGGCATATGCCGTTGCTTCGGCATTCAGCACCGTGTCCCAGCCAGTAAAGTCGGGCCAGATCAGCATCCCTTCACGCTGGCTGAAGTTTTTACGGTAAGTGATTGCTTCCTGCACCGTCTTGCAGCCATACGCTGACAGGTAAGCAAACCCACGCAGGCTTTCCGCCACGCCCAGCAACTCAGTAGCAACGGCTTTGTTATCGTGCCCCGGCACGCCGAGAATGCGCGGTTTAACACCGAGCTGTGACTGGGCAGATAACAGGGCTTTCATACCAGTTTTTTTACCTTCAGCAGTCACTGCGCCGATGATATTGGTCGTGGTTTCTTCTTCCGTTTCACCCTGCGGCACACGCACAACAACGGTCACGGGTTTTGCCTGGTCAGCGATGGCATCCAGCGAACGGGCCAGCGTACCTGACTCACCCGCTTTACCGCTGGCAGTAAGCACATCAGTGATCAGCACGGGTTTATTAAGAGGGAACATTTTTGCATCGGCATCATCGCCCGTGCAGACCATGCCCACGATGGCGGTGCTCACCGTAGTAATGGATCGAGTGCCTTCGTTGACTTCAACAACGCGCACTCCGTGGTGGTAATCCTGAGCCATAGTGGCGAACCTCCTGATTGGATTAGGCTTCGCCCTATGTTGAAGTGATTGTGTCTGACAAGCAGCTAAGCGCAGTTGTACCGTTATTCACACAAAATGACGGTATTTATCTGCTTGCAGGGAAAACAGGCCAAATAATATCAGGTGCGGTGCTGGTATCTGTTGCCGTCACAGCCTCGATATAATCCAGCACAACGTTAAGTCGGGTAGTTTCCTCTTGCGTCAGTTTGCGCCCGGCCTGCAGCTTTAACTGAATCACGCTGATATTGGCCATTGCTGCGTCTAACAGCGACTGTTTTTTCTGTTCAGCGTCAACTACCAGTTCATCATGAGAACGTTCCTGAGTGGGTGGTGCAGTAAATCCCCCGTCTGAATAAACCCAGCCGATTCCGGGCTGCTCACTGATATCAGAAATATCAATGAGCTGCTGAACATCCGGCACTGTGAATTCAGCCTCGCCATCCCAGACAATGACATTCACAACCATCCCATTTTCAATAACTGCATATGACGCATTCATTATGCAAACTCCTCGATAATACAAATCCCTGCAGCGCCTTTCCCGCCCGTCATACTGGTTCCGCTATAACCGGCATCGTATGCACCACCGCCACCTGAACCATATGCCTTGCCGCTAACACCACCGCCAGCGCCTGCGCGTCCACCGCCACCCCAGTACGATGTTCCGCCTTCACCGCTGACGCCGATATTTCCGGACTGACCGTCGCCTCCACATCCACCAATGATGTTTATATCGCCAGTACTCGGCACACCTCCGTTACCACCGTTTGTGTTTGTGACTCCTGACTTTCCGCCGCCTGCGCCACCAGGAGCAATTAACGATGCGAATAAGCTATTACCGCCATTGATGCCGTACGTTGCACTAACACCACCGGCCCCACCTGCGCCGATAGTGACTGGATAACTATTCTGTGTCGGGGTCATTATTGAAATTATTGTTCCACCGGCCCCACCGCCAGCACCGAAAAACGTTTCATTATTGGATATAGCCTTGCAGCCGCCCCCTCCGCCACCGCCGCCCGTTATTGTGACCCTGATCCGTTTTGTTCCTGGCGTCGGGGTGTACGTACCTGATGACGTGAAAACCCGGGTATTCACCAAGCGTCCCACGTATCCGTTTGTAGCTCCCAAACCAAGATAATGAATAACCTCCTGTTTGCTTGTTTTAGCCAGAATATCCCGTCCAACATTAGTCAGGGTTGTCAGGCTGGCTGTATCATTCCCCGTAAAATACGGTAGTTTGTCTGCCGCAGTGGCAAGGCCTGCCAGTGCGGTCAGTGTGGCGTCGGCAGGTTGTTTTCCATTGGCAAGGTCATATACAGCCTTCACGGCTTTTGGTGTGGCAGCCTGCGTTTCTGACGTGCTGTTAGTGGCGCTGCTGAGTTGCACGGTACCTTTTACCGTCAGTGAAGCTGCAGGCACATCCGTTATCTGGCTCCACGGGTGCGTGTGACTGACAGGTGCCTTACCTGCTGCAAGGTCATATGCCGCCTTCACTGCCTTTGGTGTGGCAGCCTGCGTTTCTGACGTGCTGTTAGTGGCGCTGCTGAGTTGCACGGTGCCTTTTACCGTCAGTGAAGCTGCAGGCACATCCGTTATCTGATTCCACGGGTGTGTGTGACTGGCGGATGCTTTACCTGCTGCAAGATCATATGCAGCCTTCACAGCCTTCGGTGTTGCGGCCAGTATTTCGGATTCACTGTTGGTCGCACTGCTTAACTGAGTAAAACCTTTTGCGGTCAGCGAGGCGTCCGGGTGACGTCGTGACTGTTCGTGCTCTGATATTTTGTCATCCACATACTTGCGGGTTGCCAGCACTACGGCAGGGTCGATTTTCAGGGTGATATTGTCCGTGCTGCTGGTAATCAACACCATACGCACGGTCTGGGTACGCCCGCTGCCTTCAGCCAGTTGCGGCTTATAGCTTTCCGGGCAGTTGCCCACGGCAATCAATGCTCCGGACTCATCAAACAGGCCCACTTCACGTATCCACCAACCGCCCTCGTTTTCAGGGATCACCTGTTCAGCAATAATCTGGCTGCTGTTCTGCGGGTCGATATAGAGCATATTCAGCGCAGCCCGGCGTTTCTCATTTACCAGTGCTGTCTGCTTTGCGTCCGGCGTTGGTAATGTTCCGCCGCCATCGCCGACCGCCATATGGGTAATTTTTAAAGGCACACCGAGCGCGGCGGCGCTGGCAAGTTTCGCCGCGCCAATATCCGTCAGCAGGGTATAAAATTTTGTGCTCATGGATTCACTCTCATTGTGTCAATAACATGGACCGCCCCGCCTTCATGCGCGGTGCCGCCGGAAATAATTGTTTCGTTGATATACGGAAAGATCGTGATTTCTTCACCAAGATAGCTGGCTGCCCCCAACCAATACGGGCCGCTGGTCTGTAGATTGATGGACATGCCGATCATGTGACGGCTACATGGTTTGGCATCGCTTATCAGCCTCTCAAGTTCCTGATAGGTATCTTCAGTGATGCCCTGGTCCTGCACGCCGATATCCAGGCGAAACGTGCCGGGTGTTTCTCCGGTCTGCCACCACTCAATAATGCGGATCAGAAAGCCGAACGGCTCCACCACCCGCCGCACGGCACTGGTGGTCCCTTTATGCTGATGAATATAAAAAGCATCCTTCACCACCTGGCGCTTGACGCTTTCTGTCCAGCCCTCGTCCCAGCGATCCACAGAGAACGCCCAGGCGAGATAAGGCAGGAAACTGACCGGACAGGTAGCCGGATTCCACAAGTCACGCAGCGGCACCTGCAAATCAGAAATCCCGCTACAGGTTTGCGCCAGTCGGCGCTCCAGTGAAGTTGAACCCGGTGGCAGCAGACTATTCATCCGTTCCTCCGTTGGTTACGCTCCACTGCGTACATGATGCCGCCTGTGTTTTGTTCAGGACCACATCCGCCAGCGGAGAAGCCAGTTCCACACGTTGAACACCCTCAACATGCAGAGCAGCAAAGATGGCGCTACGGCGAATATCCCGACCAAGCCTCGTCTGGCTGGCAATGTACTTCTGCAGACTGGCTTTTGCCGCTGCCATTACCGGCTCTGCTTCCGGTCCCGGATAGAGAAAAATGGTGGCTTCCACGCGATACGGAATGATTTCTGCGCTGCGAACCGTCAGACGGTCAGCCACCGGGCGGACGTTCTCACTGTTCAGGGCTTTCTCCACCACATCCAGCAAGTCTTTTTCTGCTGTTCCGTCGCCTTCACGACTCAGGACCGTCAGCACTACCTCTGCAGGCGCCGGACTGGTTGCACTGGCATCCGCCACCCGACCGTCGGCGCTTCGGGCATGAAATTCATAAGCTGCAGTTGGCCCCGCAACTGAAAGCCCCTCAAAGGCTGCAGGCACACGCAGGCGTAACGCTTCATCGCTTTCCATCATAGCCGCAACGGGTGGCACAGCGTCATTATCAGCAGGCGTCACAGTCAGGCGTTTCACGTTGTAGTTGGCAGCGAGCTGGTCAAGATCGCCGCCCATCGCGTAAGCCACCATCACAGCATGCGCGGCTTCGTTAATGCGCTGGCGCAGAAGCAACTCACGGTAAGCGTTCTCCTGAAGCAATTTGGTGACGGGTTCAGATTCCAGTTCCAGCGTGCGGATCACTGCTTCCTGCTCATCTTTCGGATGAAGCGCAACAAATTCGGCCTTGCGTTCGGCAAGCAGCGTCTCAAAGTCCGGCACATCGACAATCTGCGGCGCAGGCAACTGCGAAAGGTCAATCACTGCCATTCTCTGCTCCTGTTGATACGGAAAGGGAAACAGGCACACCGTTATTACGCCGCCCGGTCAGCTCCACCACCATTGAACCGTCAAAATTGCTGTTAATGGTGATGGAATCCAGCGTCAGCCGTGGCTCCCAGCGACTCAGCGCCACATACACTGCCGACATGACCTGCAGGCGTAATGCCGGATTTTGTGGCTGGTCTATCAGTGCCGACAGCAGGGAACCATATTCCCGACGGGCAATGCGGCTACCCTGCGGCGTCAGCAAAATGTCCCGCACCGACTGGCGCAGATGGTCAATATCAGTAATGGCTTTACCGCTGGTATTGTTCATCCCGCTATAAAGCGTCATACCGGGCCTCCGGTTGTGTCGCCGCCTTTCAGGACGCCAGTATGCTGATGTGCATCAACCACAATCCCGTTAGAACTCATCGCTCCGCCGCCCTGGGTAACGCCACCATTGATCACCACTTCGCTGTTAATGCGCGTGCGGTCAGCCTCCAGTACAAACTCACTGGTTTTCATGGTGATGTTATCAGCGGCCTCAATGACCATTGATTTGATGCCCCTGACATACCAGCGCCCGGTGGCGGGTTCATATTCAAACCAGCCACCGTCAGGATGTTCTGTCACGCAGGCGTCCGCCGACGTCGACGGCGGTGCAAACTGATTCGAATAGATGGCGGGCAGCGCAAAGGCTGTTTCCAGATTGCCGCCCAGACTCAGCAGCACCACCTGCTCACCTTCCGATGGTCGCCACCATGTCCGGGCATTTCCGGCACGTAGCGTCAGCCAGCTGATCCAGTTGGTTTCAAGCTCGCCCGTTTTCACCCTGCAAAGCCAGTTTTCCCGGTCCACTTCGGTGACTACCCCTGTGCGGATCAGATTGGTGATAAGGCGCATGATTTCCGTGAGTTGTACGTTCATTCTCAAATTCTTAATCAAACACTTGAGATCACAAACAAACCATGTTTGTATGAAGCAACAAACAATGCGCTAAAGGTAAATTCAAGCTTCACAAAACAAGGTATTAATATGAAATTTAGAAGACTACACAACTGGAATCATATTGAACAATGCACTGCGCTTATTTATTTCACCGAGTTAATGGAGGAACTTCTCTTTGATTACACCCATAGTACATATAAACCTTCTATAATGAACACTCCAAGTTTATGTATAGAAGCAATATCAACAATCGATGATATAGAAAAAGGCAACATAAGCCCCGCACATATATCCCACGTCATTGACGAATTAACTAAAAATATTAAGAATGATGACATCGCAATCAGTCTTCTAAAAAACCCTTTAGGTTCATTTTTAGATCAACTCCAAAACAATCAGTTAGGAAATAAAAATCTAAAAATAACTCTTGAATTACTGAGAGTTCAACTTAATGTTGATAATTATGAAAGCAAACTCATCAGTGAACTTTGCTCTACAATAACTTCAGAATACAACCCAAATAAAATTCGAAAGTTTACAAGACTGTTGATTACCCACCTAATATCAAAAGGATTAAGTCAAGAATATTTGATGGAAAGTCTAAAAAAACATTTCTTCCAAAGAGAACGAGAGATCAGTTCAAATGAAGAGATTATTACATTCCTAGAGAACATCCCCTCAGAGACACAAGAATATTCAGTTTATTTCAATGCTGACAAATCTTTTAGTTATATTACTCCATGCTTATCACAATTAGAAATTGAGGTTGTTCTTGAAACCCCCGAAAATATTAATGAAACAGATTTCTTCGATAATCATGAACAACGAACTATTTTAGTTAAGCATGTTAAAGCACTTGATCCATTCACGGCTAGAAGGGTAGCTGAAAGAAACTTAAAGCTCGCATCAACTTTGCTTTCTCTCTATCATCATAAGCAAGAAGCATCATGGTCTGCAGAGAACATTGTAGTTAGTGAAAATGGTGAAAAAATCAATATAAGAAGCAGCATAAACCCAATGCACCGCTGCAAGGATCTGGTTCAGGAACACGCAAGCAGAAGACTCGAACAATTCATGAATAATTTCAGAATGCGCAAGGATTCTTTCAATAAATTCATAAGAAGTGTACAATTACATTCAATGGCACTACAGACAAATGCTGTAGAAAATCAGCTTTTAAATTTATGGATTGCTATTGAATCACTCATCCCCGACGAATCAAAAAAAGAAGAACAATCCACGATAGAACATATCGTTAATTCATTAACACCATTTTTAAACCTGAATTATATTGAAGACCTAGTAAGGAATCTTATAAAAGACTTACAACGATGGAATCATCCTCGAACCATGTCACTTCTAAGACTAATTGGAGATAGCGATGCAGCCAAATCATTTGTAATTCTTGTTGCTTCGCAAGAACATGCCCCTAGCATCAATCAGTTTAAGATAGAACTCTCACAATTTCCGTTATTGAAAGAGAGATTTGAATATATTAGCAATTTAATTTCCTCAACTGATACTATGTATCAGGCACTTAAAAATCATGCAGAAAGAATCAACTGGCAAATTAGGAGAATATATAGAACTAGAAACTTGATAGTTCACACTGGAAAAACCCCATCAAAAACAAATGTTTTAGTTGAACATGCTCACATCTACCTAGATGCAGTCATTAACTCCTTAATAAAGCTTTCATCTCATCCTGTAGAAATACTTTCTGTTGCGCAAGGCTTCCGAAACGTTGAAATGAAATATAAAATGTACATTCAAAAACTTAATAAAAAAAACATAGAGCTCACTCCTGAAAATATTATCAGCTTTATATTCAACCAATAGTCTTCTGTTTTAACACACTGAAGCACTAAACAAGCCAGTGCATCAGTGTGTTTCGAACCCAAATTTCTATGTCTTTATTAACGCCTAGAAGACGCCGTTGCGCATATTTCACTTTAAAACTATGACGACTGACGCGATCACGCAGGCCGTAATGGTGAACGCGTGCAATGCGCTGCACCTTACCTTCAAACTGCACGCTGGCAGAATCGGCGCTGGCGGTAGTTTGAAGGTATTTAGAGGTGCGCAGCTTTGTAAACATCTGACGTTTGATGCGCCCCTTTTTGCTGCGTGCTGTTGCCCTGCGCGGCTCATAACTGCTGCCATCTGGATTGCGCTGCATCCTGATGTTCTGCTGCTGTGTCCGGCGCAGTTCCTGCGCCAGCTGGCGCATCATGCGGCTTCTTGCGGCTGGCTCCAGATTCGCCAATAATGCACTCAGCCAGTCGTCCACCTTCTGCAGTTCAGCCACGTTTCACCGTCCACATTTCTTCAGGTTCATCAGGTTCCGCTACCGCTTCAACGTTCGACACACTGCCGTCAGTGCTGACCAGCACACGCTCCGTCAGTTGCAGGTTAAGGCTGATATCACAGACATCGTTGCGCAGAATATCCACCTCAAAGGTGAATAGCTTTTCCCGTAACGCCGGGTTATTGATGGCATCGGGCTGGTTATCCCGCAACCACAGCAAAACCGGGGCCATCAGCAGATTCTGGTCGCCGCTGAAATCCTCAATCACCACGTTCAGGGTGTAGCGGTACTCCCATGACATGGAGCTGGCCCCCGTGGCAACCAGCGAACCGTTATCCACAAACAGATGCAGTTTGTCCGGGTTATTGCGGACATAAGGCACCGCTTTATTGAGGGCGTGGCGCAGGGATTGTGGTTTGTTCACTGTTTCGCTCCTGACAAGCAATAATCATATCCACTTTGTCTGCACAGACCGCCCAGGCGGCCTCCGTTTCATCCAGCAACGCGTTCAGATCACCGTTAGTGCGCGGCGTTGCCTGATCCAGCCGACACGGCGTCACTCGCGGACAACCACTGACGGTAAGCTGCACCTCCGGTGAGTGTCGGACGTTCCCGCAGCCGGATAATGTCAGCAGGCAAAGGAATATCAGCCCAGCGGCGTAAATCCTCGTTCTCACGTTTCAGTTCCTCGATCCGGTGTTGTCGTTGTCTCAGCAGCGCGCTGGTCTGTTCTGATTCGGCATAGAGCCGCGCCTGCTCCCGGTTGTTGGTTTCAGCCAGAATGGACAGACTGATCAACTGGCTATTTTTCTTCGTTAGTTCCTGCGCTTTACTTTCTAGCGCCGCGCGCTGCGTTTCGATGGTGTGGCTGGCGCTGTTAAGCCGCCACGACTGCCAGCCCAGCGCAACGAGTATCAGCGCCACCACTACTGCCAGCGCACGCGTCATAGTCCAGCTCCTTTAAGGCACCAGGCCATCTCCCGCGCACGGCGGTTATCCAGCCCCTGATTAAACACACCTTTTACATAAACCCAGCGCGGCAACTGTCGGCACGCATCCGCCCAGAGCCGCTGATTGAGCAATTTCACCAGCGTGGAGCTGCAGGCATTGCCCGTCCCCACGTTGAAGGCAAACGACACCGTAGCGTCATACACCTTCTGTGGTGGCTGTTGCTTCACACACCTTTCCAGTGCCCGCTCCACACGCAGCACGTTGGAGATCAGCCCTTCTGCTGCCTGTCGTTCCGTGATTGTTTTGCCGGGAATGACGCCCGATGTATTACCAATGCCGTCGGTCCAGACACCCGCGCTGCACTGATACGGCTGCAGACGACAGCCTTCGTAATCGGCAATCAGTTTCAGCCCCTCCACGGAGGTGTGAAGCTGCTGAAAACCCGGCAGCGTGGCAGCAATAGCCAGCACGGCCCCGACAAGGCAGCGTTTAACGATTGATGGATTCATAGTCCTCCCGCGAGATCTGCCCGTCGCGCAGAAGCTGGTAGGCTTTGTGTTTGTAGTACCAGTTGATAGCCAGCATCAGCACACCAATCATCAGGCCGCCCAGCGTTGAGGCATCCTTGATGGACAAATCGCCCAGCCAGGCCAGCACGACGGCGATGCAATACGTGATAAAGGCGCTGATTCGCTCAAGCGTCATAATTCAGTCCCATAGCTGGACGGTCTGCACGGTGGTGGTGGTCGGTATGTCCGGCAGCTCCACCTGCAGCCCGTGAGGTAAAAAGGGGCCGTATTCGGCAAGCCCCGGATTTGCCTTCAGTACCTGCTCCGTGACACCCTGCGTGCGCCCGTAATGACGCCAGCAAAGCGCGTCCACCGTGTCATACTGATACGCACGCACTTTCATCAGATAAGCTCCACTGTGCAGTGCGGCGCATCCTGCACCCGGCTGATGGCCCAGCGGGCGTCACGCCACAAATCACCGCTGGCTTCCGCCAGTTCTTCGCCTCGCTTCACACCGGATGCCGTGGCGTCATAGTCCTGGTATCGTTCGTTGAGCATGGCGCGTGCCCAGCAGTAAACCGCGTTGAAATAGTGCTGAATGCGCTCACTTTTCCCGTCCAGCTGTTCCGCCGGAACCTCTGCCAGCGAGGCATACCCCAGCATCTGCTGGCGTCTGCGAAACTCATACAGCTCTGCGTTGACCTCCGAAATTGCCGACAGGGCAACCTGCTTTAAACGCGGCTGCGTCACCGTGCCGTCAGTGCGCATGACACTGCGAAACTCCGACAGGTCCACATCAGGCCAGAACGGCGTATTTCTGATGATTTCCGCCTGTTCCGGTGCCTGTTCTGGCGCAACAAACTTCATGCTGCTTTCTCCTGAAATAGAGGGCGGTGGACGGGGTTTTGATGAGGCTGTGCCTTTCGCCACCCCGTGCCGCCCGTGCGCGGGGGCACGTTCTGTCAGCGGCTGTCATTGCGCAGTCTGCGCTCCAGCTGCTGTTTGTCTTTTTTCACGCCACAGCGGGGATCGAGCTGTAACGCATGGTTGAGATGATTAAGGGCGGACGCCGGATTGCTTTCACTCAGGACAGCGCCAATCGCTTTATGCAGACGCGCCCGTGACTGGTCCGGCATATCCAGACCGTCTGTCAGCTCCAGCGTCTGCAGCAACAGATCAGCATCAAAGCCGGTGGCGGCAAGCATTGCGCTCTGCGCGGCGTCTGCCATTTCCTCTGCCAGCACGGTCTGCACGTTGCGGTTACCCAGCGGCATCACCCAGCCATGACGCAGGGCATGACGCCCGATCTCCAGCGCTCCGGCATAATCTCCGGCATCAATGCGCCACAGCATCACGTACATCAGCACGTCATCCTGTTGAGCGCCTCCGGCAGCCAGGACACCCTCTGCCCAGGCGGCGTACTTCGGCAGCAGCTCCACCTTGATTTCCGCTTTTTTGACCGTGGACTGAACGCCCTTGAGACGGCGGCGGTCTTCCGCCAGTTGCAGCAGCATCAGGTCATAGCCCGATGCGTGGCGAACACTGCCGCCCTCGCGGGCGGCCTGTTCAGCCTGAACGCGCAGGCGATGCTGCCGTGCGGGACTCAGGCTCATGGATTACGCTCCTGTTTCGGCTGCGGCGGCGCTGAAATCACCAATCTGGATGTTTTCCACCAGTGCGGCGCAGCGGTAGTCCTCAACCACATAGGCTTCGTTAACGGATTCAAAGTTTTCAATCCGGTCACGTTTCGGGTTGTCGATAACTGAACGGCGGCGGGTGTCTTCCTGCCAGTAGATGGACAGGTTATCCAGACGGGTGATCAGCAGCGCATTCGGCGGGAAGAACGGCGCACGCACGGCCTGCAGGCCACCCATGCGTTTCTGACTGATGATCATATCGGCAGCCAGTTTTTCACTGTTTTCCTGCTCTTTGTTGACCAGCGGGAAATACTTGTCAGATAGCAGTTCACGACCGCAAATCACCACCAGATCGTCATCGTCCTGATAGACCACGTCGATAAGCTCGTTAACGGCATCCATCACCACGGCGTCCAGGTTGGCATATTCGCCACCTTTCCCGACTTTCACTGCACCCGGTGTGGTTTCACCGCCCGTGGTGGTGCTGCCCATGACGTGATCCGGTGCATCCTCACGGATTTTCTGCAGCCAGCCTTTATTCACATCCTGCAGTAGCGGGTTTTCGCTACGGTTGGAGGTTTTCGCACGCTTCACGCCGTTAAAGCCGATCATGATGCGGTCCAGTGCCTGACGTTTCACGATGGCGTCACGAATACGCACCTGGAAATCCTGAAACTTCGCCCACAGGTCCAGCTTCGCGTAGGTCAGCACCGTGTCAAAGTTGGTCTGCTCGCATTTGTATTCCACATCGACCATCAGCGTCGGATCGACAGGTTCACGCTCTTTCGCGGTGGTGTCAGTGGTTCCGGCAATGGTGCTGCCAACACCCAGCCCCAGCAGCTGACCGGACTGCTCAGTCACTGGCGTGACGTTAATCAGCGTCAGGAAAGCGGCGGACTGCTGGATCTGGTCTTCCAGCGTCTGCTGTACAGACGGCTCCACGGTGAACTTGCTGGACAGTTCTTCAACTGCCACACCGTTCAGACGCGCCAGCTGCTGCAGGTAAGCGTTAAAAGCAAAGCGGGTATTCTTCTTCATCAGGTTTTGTGCTCCATCAGCAATTGGTCAGAGTGTCAGCGGGGGCGTTACCGCCTGTTGCACGCTGGCGGTAGTCCTGGCGGCTGTCTTCATGGCTCAGCTTGTCCACCAGTTCGTTAAAAGCTGTCAGCTGTGCCTGCAGGGCTGTCTCCAGCTCAGACAGGCGTTCTTCCTGTTCAGACAGGGATTTTTCGGTGCGCGCACTCAGGTTTTGCTGCTCAGTGGCAACCAGCTCCACGGCCTTATGCACATCAGAGAACCGGGCATCATCGGACTGCTCTTTTTTGGTGAACAGCGCCGTGACACGGGCAAACAGGGATGGTTTTTCGTCCTGGACTTCTTCCAGTTCGATCACCGTTTCCTCTGCAGCGGTAAAAAGATTGGCGGGATTCTGCTTGCGGTTTGCCAGCGGGTTATGGGCTGCGCTGGCGCTGAATGTCAGCATTTCCGTACCCAGACTGGCTGGATCATCAGTGGCGGCCAGGCCAACCAGGTAGGCTTTGCCCGTATCAGCGAACTTCGGGCTGACTTCCATAGAGGTGAATAATTTCTGGCCTTTTTTCACCAGCTCCACCAGGGACTCCGTTGGCTCAACATCGGCATACAGCGCCATCTTGCCTGCCAGCGGACCTTCCGTGATTTCTTCAGCAAACAGCGCCGTCACCTTGCCGTAGCGGTTAAAGGTGCTGTCCGGCAGATAAGACTTGATGTGCTCAAGGTTAATCAGCGCGGTGTACACCGCCGGGTTGTAGCTGGCTGCCATCTGTTCCAGCCATTCACGCTGGATTTCGCGTCCGTCGGTGGTGGCACCTTCCACCCCGATGCGAAAACGCTTTGCTTTCACTGTCATGAGCCGTGCTCCGTTAGAAAAAACTTACTGGAGCCTTATGGTTGCGGTGATGGGGGCAGTGAAACAATGCGCGGTATTTGTACCGACAACCACACAAACCGCAGGCGGGGAAAGCCTTCATTCAAGGCTGTAGGTTTGTGCCATGAACACCACACTGACACCCGCAGATCTCGATCCCCGTCGGCAGGCCATGCTGCTGTACTTTCAGGGATACCGCGTAGCCCGCATTGCTGAAATGCTGGGCGAGAAAGTTGCAACCGTTCACAGCTGGAAGAAACGCGACAAGTGGGGTGACTATGGGCCACTGGATCAGATGCAGCTCACCACCGCCGCCCGCTACTGCCAGCTCATTATGAAGGAGCACAAAGAAGGGAAAGATTTCAAAGAGATTGACCTGCTGGCGCGCCAGTCAGAGCGCCACGCGCGGATCGGCAAGTTTAACAATGGCGGCAACGAAGCCGACTTAAACCCTAACGTCGCCAACCGCAACAAAGGCCCACGCCGTCAGCCGGAAAAGAATGTCTTCACCGATGAACAGATTGAGAAGCTGGAAGAAATCTTCCATTCCTCCATGTTCAACTACCAGCGCCACTGGTGGGAAGCCGGAAAAACCAACCGCATCCGCAACCTGCTGAAGTCTCGCCAGATCGGCGCGACCTTCTATTTTGCCCGTGAAGCCCTGATTGACGCCCTGCTTACCGGACGTAACCAGATTTTCCTTTCTGCCAGTAAAGCTCAGGCCCACGTCTTTAAACAATACATCATCGACTTCGCCAAAGAAGTCGAGGTGGAGCTAAAAGGCGATCCGATGGTGCTTCCTAACGGAGCCACGCTTTACTTCCTCGGCACCAATGCCCGCACGGCCCAGAGTTATCACGGCAACCTGTATCTGGATGAATATTTCTGGATACCGAAATTCCAGGAGCTGCGCAAAGTGGCTTCCGGGATGGCTATTCACAAGAAATGGCGACAAACCTATTTTTCCACGCCATCCAGCCTGACCCACAGTGCTTATCCGTTCTGGTCCGGTGCGCTGTTCAACCGTGGACGCAACAAAGCTGACAAGGTGGACATCGACCTGTCCCACAGCAATCTGGCCCCCGGCCTGCTGTGCGCAGACGGGCAATACCGCCAGATAGTCACCGTGGAAGATGCAGTGCGCGGCGGATGTAACCTTTTCGACCTTGACCAGTTGCGCATGGAGTACAGCCCGGACGAATACCAGAACCTGCTGATGTGCGAGTTTGTGGACGATCTCGCGTCCGTGTTTCCGCTCAGCGAGCTGCAGGCGTGCATGGTGGACAGCTGGGAAGTCTGGACCGACTTTCATGCACTGGCTCTGCGCCCGTTTGGCTGGCGCGAAGTGTGGATCGGTTATGACCCGGCAAAAGGTACGCAAAACGGCGACAGCGCCGGATGCGTGGTGGTGGCACCGCCAGCCGTGCCGGGCGGTAAGTTCCGCATTCTTGAGCGTCACCAGTGGCGCGGGATGGACTTCCGCGCCCAGGCTGACGCCATCAAAAAACTGACCGAACAGTACAACGTGACCTATATCGGTATCGACTCGACCGGCGTTGGTCACGGGGTTTATGAGAACGTGAAAGCGTTCTTTCCTGCCGTCCGGGAGTTTGTCTACAACTCCAACGTTAAAAACGCCCTGGTACTCAAGGCCTACGACATTATCAGCCACCGCCGTCTGGAGTTTGACGCCGGGCACACCGACATTGCGCAGTCATTCATGGCTATCCGTCGCGCCACCACCGCCAGCGGCAACCGCCCGACCTATGAAGCCAACCGCAGCGAAGAAGCCAGCCACGCCGATCTGGCCTGGGCAACAATGCACGCACTGTTTAACGAACCGCTGCAGGGCGAGTCCGCCAATACCAGCAATATTGTGGAGATTTTTTGATGGGAAAGAGTAAGAAAAACCGCGCTGCGGCGACGAAACAGAGCCAGCATAAAAATCAAACTTCAGCCGAAGCTTTCAGCTTTGGTGATCCCATTCCTGTACTGGACCGCCGCGAACTGCTGGACTATGTGGAATGCGTACAGACGGATCGCTGGTATGAGCCACCCGTAAGTTTTGACGGACTGGCACGCACCTTCCGCGCTGCCGTGCATCACAGCTCCCCGATTGCAGTAAAATGCAACATTCTGACCAGTACCTACATCCCTCACCCGCTGCTCAGCCAGCAGGCTTTTTCACGTTTTGTGCAGGACTATCTGGTATTTGGTAACGCCTACCTGGAGAAACGCACGAACCGCTTCGGTGAAGTTATCGCCCTTGAACCGGCCCTGGCAAAATACACCCGACGCGGGTTAGACCTGGAAACCTACTGGTTTGTGCAATACGGTATGACAACACAGCCGTATCAGTTCACGAAAGGCAGCATCTTTCATCTGATGGAACCGGACATCAACCAGGAGATCTACGGCCTGCCCGGTTATCTTTCTGCCATCCCATCCGCTTTGCTCAACGAGTCCGCCACGCTGTTCCGCCGCAAGTATTACATCAACGGCAGCCATGCAGGCTTCATCATGTATATGACCGATGCCGCGCAAAACCAGGAGGATGTGAACAACCTCCGCAATGCGATGAAAAGCGCCAAAGGGCCGGGCAACTTCCGCAACCTGTTTATGTACTCACCTAACGGCAAAAAGGACGGGCTTCAGATTATCCCGTTATCAGAAGTCGCAGCGAAGGATGAGTTTCTGAATATCAAAAATGTTAGTCGCGATGACATGATGGCGGCACACCGCGTTCCACCGCAAATGATGGGGATTATGCCTAATAATGTCGGGGGGTTTGGGGATGTGGAGAAGGCTAGTAAGGTTTTTGTGATAAATGAATTAATTCCTTTGCAAAAACGATTTAGAGAAATTAATGCATGGCTCGGGGAAAAACTTATAGAATTTTCTCCATATGAGCTTAACTAAAATATTAGTTGCCAGTACCGTATTGTTGCTACTGGCAATTGTAATAAAATTACAAATATGTGTTGCTATGTAGAGATGTGTTTATTCCATCTTTTATCTCAATTTTTGACGAAGCATACTCATCATTCGCACTATCATCTATATCAAACTCATCTTGTAGATGAAGTGACTCATTTAACGGTTTATAAAACTCACCCATCATCATTTTGTAATGGGCAGTATGCTCACTACATTCAAATATCTTCTGAAAAACAATTAAATATTTTTGCACAGACTCCGTATCTAAATTCATATAAAGATCATCACCTGCAAAATGGGAACCATCATTAATCCATGACACTAAAGATTTAAATATGATTTTTTCATCACCATAAAAATGACACTCAAGCTTCCTAATATCCATCCCACCTAATATCTTAAAGTAATTCTCCAAAATCCTTCGCATTGTATTTTGTATAGTATTATTATTAATGTCTGTTCTTCTCAATTCGCACCAGAGCAAATCATAAGACGTTTTTATTGGGTTTGATTCGCACTTTTCAAGATATGAAACCTTCCCTTTTTTCCTTACAATCCAAAAAGTCTCCTCTTTCATTGCTTGATTACCGGATCTTTTGGTATTAAAAGTCAACTCTTTATGAAAATAAATATTATGAGTAAGGAATATAATTTGCTTAATATTTCCTTCATCCTTACGAACATCCTCCATTAAATCTTTAATCAACGAACTTACAATAAACAGAATATCACTATCTAAACTTGAAATTGGATCATCAAATACTACAACACGATCATCTAAAACACCTGATGCATTATCACTCCCTCTAACAAGGCTATAAAAGTACAAAAAAGTGATAAATGTCTTTTCTCCCTCACTAAGGGTTGTACGAGCATTATCTCCACTATCTCTCACTATCATATAATGCTTTTTATCTTCGGAGGGTTTTAAGTAAAAATTTTTGAAGCCATAAGAGTCCAGAATCTTGTTAATTTTTGTAATAGTTGGAAGAGTACTGGTTTTATTAGACTCAATTGCCTCAATAGCCGAAGTATTTAACATTAACTTCTTTTTGTCTTCTTCTATCCCAGATTTAAGTCCTTGTAACGTCCTATTAAATTTATCAGATTTGCTACGGTAAGAAGTTATTTCAGACTTTAACTCCACCTTTACGATATATGCCCATATCTGCTTAGAAAGATTACTAGCCTCTACCTTTCTATTACTATGTATTTTGTTATTATTATCTATCAATAGATTTGAATCATTCAAAAAAGAAATAAAATCATCAACAACTTCACTTAAGTCACTAAAATGAACTGATTCACTTAAAAAATTGCGTTTATTTTTTGCCAATTCAAAATTCTTGTTTAATTCAGATAATACTATCTTAGCCTTATCCTCAAACACTTCATAATTTATGAATGGAGATTTAATCGCCCTTATATCATCTATCGCCTTCAAGATATTATTAAGTTGATATTCATATTGTAAAACCAATGCATCGATTTCTCTTTTTTTTAACTCATATGTTTTATCAAAATATGATGAAAGATTATCAAATATATTATCATTTACATCCTGCTGGCAGAATGGGCACTTGGGATTAGATTTACTGAAATATGTTAAACCCTCCTTAACCCAATCACTGTTATTGAGCATTGTAATTAAGTCTGAAACACTAACGTCTTTTTTCCCTAGGATGCGCTCACTCCAAACTTCCCTACTCAAAATATCATCTATCCCATTGAAGGATGGAATTGTAATTGATACATGTGATGTCAATTCAGTAGAAAAAACAATTTTTGCTTTCTCAATTAACTCTGCTATTGAGCAAACTTCTGATGTATTATTTTCATACTCAGCCAACACTCTGGCTTTAAATTTTTCACTACTATTCCTTAATCCCTCAAAAGCCTTTGAGAACACATTGTCATGTTTTACTTTTTGCTTCCAACATGAATCTTTAAAAGATTTTTCATGGTCTTCGATTTTTTTAATAACGCCTAATTCATTATCACCACCATCTATTAACTTTTCCTTTGCTATAATAGATTCCATTAGCTTATTTTTTTCTTCTTTAAGAGATATTAGTTTCTCTTCATCCTCCTTAAGATCGCTACCAAGGGTAAATACACCTTTAATTTTATCTTGACTAAAATTTCTTTCAACAAAATCTTTATTATATACGTAGCTTATTAAAGATATATTATTTTTCCATTTAATCGGACATGTTGGATATTGTTCAGGGTCATTAATAATTTTACTTATAGTTGTTTTACCTGCACCATTAGCTCCATATAAATAGTTAAATTTAGAAAGTCCATGTAAAAGCTGCGTAGGGCCATTATATGAGCCTACCTTGTCAATAACTACCTCTTCAATCATCCTCTAATCCTCAAAAAACAGATTAATCCTATCAAATCAATGATAATAGAAGACATTACTTACCTAATTACAAGGTGATCATTTATACAGCTGTAAATAAATCAGGCTAATCATCTATTTGTCATAACGCGCGCTCGTATCCCCGCCACGCCTGCCCACTTTATGTAGTGGTTTTCATGCACCTGCATGACATAAGCAAAAGCACGCCAGTTCTGGCTGGCCTCAGCAAAAACGATCCTCAAACTATCATGCGATCTCATGCGTCATAGTCATGCACTGCCAAGGAAAGCGTAAATCCGTATCTGAATGACCGCTGAAAAGCGAATTATAAGGGTTTACAAAGATGAAAGTCCGCTGTGAGCGAGGGGGGGGAAATTAACATATCTGTTAAGGTGGTCAAATTTAGCTATCCACTACATTGTTAGTCCTTCTGGTGTAACTATGTAGTGGGCTTTCAGCTGCTATAAACAAATAGCAGCTAACTGACAGGTGACAACAACTGTCCATTTGATGTGGCATCCATGCCCAGTTGGAAATCACTTCCTCAAAAGGGAGAAAAAGATACTCCATCATCTCTAAGCATGCCTATAAAAGTATTACCAATCTTCACCAACAGTTGCATCTCTCAAATAATATTTTTGTCCATCCAGAATACTCTTAAGTACAGCTTGAATGCGTGTGGGATAAATTGAAAAATCTAAATTTTTCGCTTTATTTCGAAGTTCATTCACATCAAGTATTTCCCCGAAGTAAATTTCATCAAACTTAAAAAAAGGGCCATTTGTTGAATCACTACCTGTTTCACCAATAATCTCACACATCCTAATCAGGCCATCACTTGATAATACAGAAGCAATAAACTCTGATGTAAATTGAGATGAAACTCTCTTTAATTCGAAAAATATATGAGATTCAAGATGATAATCAAAATATATTTTATCACTTAAAACTTTAATAGCCACCTGTTGAAAGATACCTTCAAGTTCAGCCAATTCTTCAATACTAACCCATATTTTGTCATTCCATCCATTTTGAATCTGTTTACGAGCTTGGCATAATACGTCTGCACCAAGTGGCGCATTCTCATGCCTACCTACAACCCCCTTTATTAACCCATATTTATCATCACTTTCAGATATTACCTTATTAGTGAGCCAATTCATCCTTCTATAAAGATCTTTTGTCAAAAAACCATAGTTTCTTTCCAATGAGGATTTCAATTCTTGAGAAAACAGAAAAGTATCATAAATACACGTTAATATTTCAAAACTATTATCCTTACAATAACTCGAATAATTATTCATCATTTCAAAAAATCTTTCTTCTGCATTTTGCGAGAGCACATCTCTTAGAAATTCGTTTCTTTTAACATCTCCATTAATGAAACTGATAATATCATGATCAGAAATATACCCTGCTGGAGTTTTATAATGAAACGCAATATGAAGCCTTTGTGGTGCAGAAACCCTTCCTGCTGTATCGGGATCAGAAACCCCATAATGAGAATACCCGCTTGACTGTAGAAGTGGGAAAATATCTCCTAAGAGTTCCTGCATCACTGAACGCTCTTGATCAGAAAAATTACTCAGTTTCTTATTTCGCTCATCACTAAATCTATCCACAATATCTTGAGGTTTATCCATCAAAAGGCCATCATTAGTGAATCTCTTCCCTATATATGCCTCTGGTGTGCTTTTAATATGCTCGTATACCAAACTCGATTTAGTGGCAACCAGAGATAAAGCAAAGAGATCAGAAAAACATACCTGCCCTTCAATTTGCTCTAAAACGAATCTCAAATGGTTAAAAAATCTTTTTAACTCTCTCGGATTCTTAATTAGTTTTTTAAAATAATTATGATAAATCCAGCTTAGTCTTTCTTGATCACTTTCGAATCTGTCAGTTAAAGATTTATTAGCTATCTTTTCCAGTTCTGCATTTGCAAGTTCATTCATACCCCTTTCTGAGATTACAGGAAGTGGGACTCGAAGTTGAACAATTTTATTAAGATACTCCGAAGAATTGACGATATTATTTTTATCAAGCACAGAAATCAAATAATTAGGATCAAATGCAAGTAAAAAAGAAGTTCCTGAGAAATCTGCAACTGCTTTAACCAATCGTAAAACTTGAAAAGTTTCTGTAGGAGTCAATCGATCAAAATCATCAATTATTACCACAATAGGATTTTTTATTTTTTTTATTGCCTTCTCTACTTGTTTTTTTCTACCTAAAAGATCCAGTTTTTTTAATTCAGCAATCTTTTTAGTAGCACTCCCAAAATTAGAGAGGACTTTTTCTATGATAGATGCCCAAGGTTCTGTCCCTGGAATAAGTTTTGCTACACTGAAGAGATTGGAGTATGCAATTAATTCTTTTGAAGCTTCCAAAGCAGCTTTTGAATTGTCTTTAATATTTAGTTGTGAAGAGAACTGTAATAAAAAATCCTGAATCAAGGATTCAGGTTGACCGGCCAGCCATGGATTATATTCTATTATTATTGGTAAGAACTCCTTTTCATTCAAAGCACCTTTTATAAGATTTATCACTGACGTTTTACCATATCCCCACTCTGCCTCTATAGATACAGTAAGGCAATCATCATTGTGATTTAATAGTAGAATATTTGCCAAGTGATTTGCAAAATCGAGCCTGTTTAATAAATCGGGGTCATTTTGACCACCTAGTATTGGCTGATCATTATGATATGTACTCATTTTCAAATTTATCCATTTAAATAAAAATAATTACAGGGCTTGAGGCTATTAATAGCATAAATTACCTGTGGATAAAACCAATCTTTAAAATTTTGCTTGTCAAACATAGACACATAACTTTCAAATTAACTCCGCACGTTTATACGTTTAATTACTATCAAAACAATAGGTTAGTCACTTACTCAAAAATCATCGATTGAAAGAGCATGTACAGTTAAGAATACCCGTAGTCGGAGATGGCGGACGACAAGTTTTTGTAACTTCCCCCCATCTCCAACTGACTGATCTAATCGCGGTTGACTAACATATTGTCATATCTGCGATGTCCGCTTTTGGCACAAAGTGGGCGATCACTTATCAAAATGATTACCCACCTTACGCCTCGTTTCACTCGTTGCCCAAACTAGCCCCCATTAGAATGAATCCTCCTGGGGGCAACATTTCTTAATGCAGCCAGCTGTCGTCTTCCCACACCTTCTGCATAATTTTCATCACTTGTTTTCTTTCTTCGTCCGGTTGCAGTCCGGTCAGTTCCACACCGTTAGAGCTACCTTTACGGATACGGATTACCGTTTTGGGATACAGGGGGCGCAGATTGCGGTAAAGCTCGGATTCAAGGGCGTCCAGTGTAGACTGGCTAATCTTCTGCTCTTTATCGATCATTATTTCAATGCGCATAAAAGTCACCTCAGCTGATGACATCCATTGAGCGGTTGTATTCGTGGGTTCTGATTTTTGCCATGAGTTCATCTGTCAGTTCAGAAACCCACTGCAGAGCCAGCCCCTTCTCTTCATCACTACACTCACTAGCCGCTACAAGCTTAAGAAAAAAATCAATGCGCTGGAGCTTCAAAGACTCCAAAAAATAGTCCTGCATCTTTCCTCCTATGACACCAAATCAATACTGTATAGACAACCACTGTTTATATTTACAGTATATAATAATATTACTGATGTAAAACGTTTTTTTACGTTCATCAGCCTGATATGCCTGGTATTATTAAGAGCACGAATTGTTAACCCGCGTAATTAATACAGGTTCCGCCACTTATCATCTTCCTGCAAACGCTGGTTCCGATAGAAGATACGCAGGCCTGCTCCTGACGGAATACTGCCGCCGCGAAGGAGTAAATCGACCTCTTTCTCGCTACCATCAAATCCTCTGGACTTCAGCTCATAGACGAGCTGCAGTCGCTGATGGTCTGTAATTCGCTGTTTGTAGTCTTTACGCCGTTTCGGTTTAACCAGGCGTAACCTTGCAGCCAGTTCCCGGCGCTCTTTTTTGCTCATACTGTGCAAGTAATCGTGCAACTCCTTGTCATCCATGCGGGTAATGTCCGTTCTGGTGTCCCCATCAGCTGATTTATCTTTCTCCTGTTGGTTCAAATTTTCAGCAAGGGGATAGTTATTGCCACGAGTCCAAGGGGCGCAAGCGCCCTGGTCGGCTGCCGCCTCCTGAACGTCAACGGCCTTACGAACCATTTTCCACTTCACTGCATGAGTGCAGATCTTGCCCTCTGCAATGGGTGACCAGATGCCATAAATACGAATACCGTGATCGCCATAGGCGGTTGGCTCTTCGTTGATTTCATAAGCGGTTCTGATGAGGTGATATTTGCGGGGAACCAGTACGCCGCCCTGCTTCATGATGTAGGTGGCAAAACAACCAGCATCAGCAGCAGCCAGAATGGCATCAAGACGCGGGTTATCCAGTACCGGCGCACCTGCTTTTTTGTCACTCTGTTGCCTTGCCGCCTGACCAGCCAGCAAGCGAAGTTCACGGTAAGCCTGACGTCCCGGAATACCAAAGAAGCGGAATTGCTGAACACGATGCAGAGACGCCCAGGCATTAACGTATTCAGCGTTATCACGCAGGGATTTACCCGTTTCCTTGCTGATCTCGCCAGCCAGACCACGCCCGTCAATGTTCTTACTGATGTATTTCGCGATGTAGCTTGTCGGCGTTCCTTTGCGCGGGTTTATCAGCTCAGATTTAAAGCGTGGACCAGTGTTATTACCCAGTTCCTCGCGGTCTTCACGGATGGCAAACTTACGCAACAATGCAGTAATGGCGCGGCGGTCTTTTTTGCGCATGAAACACAACAGGTGCCAGTGAACTGTACCGTCATGATGCGGCTCAGCCACCCGCACGCCATACCAGCGCAACCCGGCTTTGTGCATCGCCTTACGAAATGCAGCAAACATGCCGACCAGATAATCGCTGCTTTGTCTTACCGTCGCATTTGTCCAGGTTGGGTTTGGTCTGCCGTTATTGAGCGTGGAATGGAAACGTGACGGACAGGTAATGGTGTAGAAAACGGCGCAGTCACCGCGCATTTCCGCGATAAGCTCCAGACCTTTAACACAGGCCATCATCTCATTGCGGCGGTGCGCCGGGTTGCTGCTGCTGGCGTTTACCACGTCTTCCATATCCAGCGTGTCGCCCTCTTCGTTCACCAGTTCATGAGAACGGAAAAACTCCAGTGACTTGCGGCGCTGCTCACGTTTATGCATCACGGCTTCATAGCTGACATAGGGAGATGCTTTTTTGCTGACCAGGCAGACAGCACGCAACTGCTCTTCCCGCCATTCGCAACGCATTTTCCATAATTTCCGGTACCACCAGTCGGCGCACAACATACGCGCCAGCGAACCCGGAATGAGTTCATAGGGCACGGGTTTACGGCGGTTTCTTTTCCGACGGAGTTGCTCAAACGCAGGCGGGATGACATCCAGACGCAGGGTTTCCGCTGCCACCTTTTCCCATGTCTTGCGGATTTCTTCTGGCTTAACGTCATCGGTGGCATACAAATCACCACAAGCTGCATCAAGGCACATGCTCATATGCGCAGCGACAAGGGTAGACAGGCGTTTCACCTGATCCTGACTCATTTCAGGCAGAATCAGCAGGCCGTCCAGCCCTACATGGCTTGCCATAAAACGAAAAGATGCAGATAGCTGGCTGTCGCGTACATGCTCCAGTCGTTCCAGACATGGCTTAATCGTCTCACGTAAATAGCGGGAATAAGCCTTTGGCCTGCCCAGGCTGCTGAAGTATTCAATACGTTGCATCAGCGGCTTGCTGATATGGGAGGGCTGGGCGCTGACGTCTGCCAGAATGACCATGTCCGGGTTAAAACGCTGCTGCTCATGCGCCAACTTTGCCCGGCTAATGAGCTTATCCTGCTCTATTTCGCGTTGGACAGGATCACGGGATTCATTAAAGAAATAACGCTCCCAGACCTGATCACTCAGTGCCTCGCGGCGCAGTTGTTCCTGCTCGTTATCGGCAGCGTACAGAGTGATCAGGTTTGAAAGCGCAGAAACCGGCGCAACTTCCGCCGGGTCCAGATAAGGGTTAATGGCCTTTTTCGGGCTGTTCCATGAGAACGATGCGGCAGCCTCGTTAAAGCCGCAGCAGTTGCTCATATCGGCATGGCTCATGCACGTACTCCGTACACGGCAGAACTATCCACGCCACGCGAATAATCAAATCCCACCCAGCAGCGCGGCCCGGAAACAGCAATGATTTCTGTTGCTGATTTACTCTCACCAGCTGCTACGCCGATGCTGCGTTTTACCTTGATATAGTGGTGAGTAAAATTGCGATACAGCGAACGGATCAGGGATGTGTCACTGTTAGAAACAATGACCGGATGTCCTTCTGATGACCGATGTTCAAGAACGGATGCCAGGTGATACTGGTCATCTTCAGTAAAGCCGTCAGCGTGATAGCCGGAAAACGTACCGTCATAAGGCGGATCGCAATACACCACATCCCCCGCCTTCAACATCGCCAGCGTTTCATCAAAGCTGGCGCAGATAAACGTTGCTCGCTGGGCTTTTTCTGCAAAAGCGCGAATTTCTTTTTCAGGGAAATACGGATTTTTATAATTACCGTAGGGAATGTTGAAATGCCCGCTCTTGTTATAGCGACATAACCCACGGTAACCGTGACGATTGAGATACAGGAAATATACCGCTTTCATGAAATCAGTAATTTCAGTTGAGTAATTAAACTCCTGCCTTATGTTGTAATAAGCCACCTCCCTGTTTGCGATCTCAAATAAAACTTTGGCGCGAGATATAAACGATTCACAATCAGCGGCAACCTTTTTATAGAGGTTGATTAAATCAGGATTAATATCCGCAACCAGATAGCAGGGATAATCCGTCTCCATCATCACAGCACAGGAACCCGCGAAAGGTTCAACTAGTCGCGGACCAGCAGGAAGATGTTTTTTCAGTTCGGACATTACGGCGGTTTTATTTCCCGCCCATTTCAAGATGGTGCTCATACAGCACCTCCGTTGTAATGTTTGCCTTTCAGCTCTGCGATTTCCTGACATGTAATGCAAAGCTGCACACCCGGAATGGCACGGCGGCGTGCTGGCGGAATTGGCGCTTCACACTCAACGCAAAGCACGCGGGACACGCCCGGCGTTTTGGCACGGGCAGCACGGATATGGCGCTGGCGTTCTTCTTCAACGCGCTGCTGTACGAGATCCATTGCATCAGCCATTAGTGGATCTCCTGCGCTTCGTTCTGGATTGCTTCAGCAGTCACACGCAGCAGTTCTGCAGCTTCCACGTGGTTTAGTTGACTGGATGAGATATGACACGCCAGGCTATCAAGGCGAGCTGCCATTGCTTCAGCCCTTGCCCGGCGTTCTTCCAGACGAGCCTCTGTCAGTAAAATATTAAGCCCTGCGTCATCCGGTCCGGTTTTAGTCGTGAGGGTTTCAATATTACGCATAATCAATTCTCCTGAATTTAGATAAAGGGATGCCCGGCGGGTTTACGCCATTAATTTCATTAGTTGGTTAATTCGGCATGGTTAGCCGTCTGGGAAATAAGCTCACCACTGCACGAAAATGATTCATTGCTTTAATCAGCTCCCGCTTTTCGTCAGTGGTCAGCTCATTAATGCTGATGCTATGACGTTCAGCTGGAATTTTTGCCATAAAGAATATGGCAGCCAGTGCTCGTTTATTTTGTTCATTATTGATATCCCGTGGATCACGCATATCTTTAATAAACCGCTCAAGCTCTGACTCAATATTCAGGCCAAAAACTTTCGCCCTTAACTCCGCAATGTGATTAAGTCCATTCAGGCGTTCACCGGGGCTTAATGGAACAGTTGCCGCAGCGCCTTCAATAGCCATTTGTTCCCCCGTTTTTTCGTAGATAGTTCTGCCAGCAATTCATCCTGTGAACGGCACGGATGCCAGCGTTTACCATCCTCCCCCATGATCCAGCCGTGACCGTAGTGCATTGCCGGGCTTTGTTTTACCAGCAGCGATGCAAATGATGGTTCTTTCGTCAGCATAAGCACCTCACAGCAAACCGAATGAAGCACCGAGGCCAGTAACGGTATCAACTGCACTCGCCATCGCAGGATTAGCCTGTAAACGGGCCTGCAATGAAACAGCGGCCAGCGCCATCAGCCGTGTTACAGAGTTAATGCTGCTGATAGCATCACGACGACCTGCACTGGTTTTTACATCGCCGGATACCGCACCTGCAGCAACACGCCCGATCTCTGCGGTTGCACTCATGACATAATGCGGCAGTTTCTCTTTTGCCACCTCATTAATCGGTACACATGGCAGGCAGTGAATCTGTGCCAGAAAGCCATCTACCAGCGTTGAATCTTCAGTCAGATCGGTAAGCAACCAGATTTCTGGTGCGGTTAATAAATGAGGTTGAGCTGGGTTCAGCTTGTTCCGCAGAATCTGTACATTCATGCCTGCACGTTCTGCCAGTTGCACCAGGTTGTGGCGCAGTGCGAATGCACGACAGGCTTCGTCAAAATGTGGATGTTTGGAAACTTGGTAATCAAACATAGTCGACACCCCTGATGTATCCCAAAATGGAACTAGTTGAATACAACATTGCAATCAGTAAGTGCATCAACGGTAAGAGCAGCAAGGTTGATCATTACCTTTTCTCTTTTCTTGTCTTTCCGAAGGCGATGGCGAGGGATGCGACCATCAGCCAGCATATCGTTGATGGTGTCGATAGAAAGACCAGTAAGTTCGCTATAACGCTCAATTGTGACATGTGGCGTATTCAGAGTTATTGAAATGTTAGGGGTCATGATGCAACATCTCCTATTGGCTTGTGGTGAGCCTGTAGTAATCGTGACAAGTACCCAAATGGGGACAAAATTGATACTAGGATCGCAAAAGAGATATGTCAACATCAAAGTACCCAAATGAGATCAAAATAAATCCCAATAAAGGTGGTAAGGCTGCGATTGAGCGATTAGTCGAAGCTTATGGCTTTACGACACGACAGGCTTTAGCTGATCACTTGGAAGTATCAAAAAGCACTCTGGCGAACAGGTATTTGCGGGATACGTTTCCTGCAGACTGGATAATCCAATGTGCTCTTGAAACAGGAACCTCACTGAAATGGTTAACCACCGGGCAAGGCCTTAAGCAAAGCTCGCTGACAGCAGCTACAGAAGAGCTTGCCAAGTTTCGCCTTACCGCAGGCAAAATGATTGAAGATGGTTCATATGTCTTCGATTCATCATTTCTTCCTGCAAATCTTTCATCACCAATTGTTATTCAGGATGGGCTCGTCACATACATTTGTGATCAAAAATTTTCTGAAGTACTTGATGGGCACTGGTTAATCAACATCGACGGAACCTATTCCATTCGAAAAATCACAAAGCTTCCAAAAGGTATGATTAAAATTACAAGTACAGAGAATAGCTTTGAATGTGCATTTTCTGATATTGAAGTAGTTGCTTGTATAAGAAGTACAATAGTTTCAAATTAATATAGTAAAAGGATTTAAAAATGAATTCATTTTCCATCGTTATATTCTTATTAGCATTTCTCGCCCCCATTCTAGCTGTAATATTATTTAAGCAAAGCAAAAAACATAAAGCGGCTATAAATACCTTGACAGCTAACAACATAGCCCTTTCCAACCAACTGAAAGAAAATCAAGAAGAATTAGCACAGACTGTACGAGATCTATCAGAGCTTGAAGGACGAGCTGCGCCATTATGGCAATACGTAGAATTGCACAGCGCAGTGATGGAAGCAGAGAATAAGATAAAAAATGCAGACTCAATAGCCAGGCAAAAAATAGAAGAAGCCCAAATAAAGGCTGCTAAGACAGTAAACGAAGCAAATTATCAAGCTCAGATAAAAATAAGCAACGCTAATAGCGAAGCTATAGCAATTACTAAAGACGCTCGCGATGCACGCCTGAAAGCTAAAGAACGTCTTGATAATGCCAATAGTAAAGCAAATGAGCTGATCTCAAATGCTAATGACAATGCAGTGAAAATTATTTCCGATGCAGAAGAAAGAGCAAAAGAGATTGCTGGTTCAGCATATGAAGCTAAAGAGTTTGCAGAAAAATATGAAGCAGTTGCCAAATCAATGAAAAATAAAATTGAAGGTTATGGTGATGAATGGATCATCCCTAACCGTAGCGTTCTCGATGAATTGGCAGAAAATTATGAGTTTACAGATGCAGGTAAGGAATTACAAAAAGCCAGGGAGTTAACAAAATTATTAATAAAAACTAATAAAGCTGCTTCGTGTGATTATGTTGAACAAAACAGGCGTAATACTGCTATCAACTTTGTTTTAGATGCCTTCAATGGAAGAGTTGACAGTATTTTATCAAAAGTCAAACACAACAATTTTGGAAAACTTTCCCAAGAGATAAAAGATGCGTTTCAACTTGTAAATTACAATGGTTCTGCCTTTAGGTCCGCAAAAATAAGTGACATCTATCTTCAAGCTCGACTCAACGAGCTAAAATGGGGAGTTGCAGTTAATGAAATTATGCTCGAAGAAAAAGAAGAGCAAAGAAGGATTAAAGAACAACTTCGTGAAGAGGAAAGAGCTCGTAGGGAGTATGAAAAAGCGATAAAAGAAGCTGAAAAAGAAGAGAAAGCTATTCAGCAAGCTATAAATAAAGCAACAAAAGAGCTTATGCTTGCAAATGAAGAACAACGCTTAGCTTTAGAGCAAAAAATAGCTGAACTACAGTTAAAATATGAAGAAGCTGAAGCTAAAAACCAACGAGCTATTTCTATGGCTCAACAAACTAGATCAGGCCACGTTTATATAATTAGTAATATTGGCTCATTTGGCGAAGATGTATATAAAATTGGAATGACACGCCGCCTTGAACCACTTGATCGTGTTCGTGAACTCGGTGATGCTAGTGTTCCTTTTTCGTTCGATGTTCATGCGATGATTTATAGTGATGATGCACCATCATTAGAAAATCATCTGCATAAAGTCTTCAACGAAAAACAGGTCAATAAAATTAACTCACGAAAAGAGTTTTTCAACGTAAATATTAAAGAAATTAAGTCTGTTATTGAAGATATGAACATCAACGCACAATGGACAATGTTTGCGGAAGCGAAAGAATATAGAGAGTCACTGGCGATTGAGCAAGAGCGCAAAGCAGCAACTTCCGCCAACGATGAACTGCATGTTGCTTAGCAATGTATGTTTCATAGTAATCACACATTGATTACTGGTTGTATATACAGTTAAATTTAGCCCTCTGATATGAGGGCTTTTTTATGGCAGTACGAAAACTCACCACAGGAAAATGGCTTTGCGAATGTTACCCCGCCGGACGTAGTGGACGTCGTGTGCGTAAACAATTCGCCACCAAAGGCGAAGCTCTGGCTTTTGAGCGTCACACGATGGAAGAAACCGAAGCAAAGCCCTGGCTGGGTGAATCAGTGGATCGTCGAACACTGAAAGACGTGGTTGAACTATGGTTCAAACTACATGGTAAATCTCTGACAGCTGGGCAGCATGTCTATGACAAATTGCTGTTGATGGTTGACGCTCTGGGCAATCCTCTTGCAACCGATCTCACCTCTAAAATGTTTGCCCACTATCGAGATAAACGCCTGACAGGCGAGATCTACTTCAGCGAGAAATGGAAGAAAGGAGCAAGCCCGGTCACCATTAACCTGGAGCAAAGCTATCTAAGTAGTGTTTTTAGCGAACTATCCCGTCTGGGCGAATGGTCGTATCCGAACCCACTGGAGAACATGCGAAAATTCACCATCGCAGAAAAAGAGATGGCATGGCTTACCCATGAGCAGATTGTTGAATTGCTGGCTGATTGCAAACGTCAGGACCCAATTCTGGCACTGGTAGTTAAGATATGCTTAAGCACAGGCGCACGCTGGCGTGAAGCCGTAAATCTTACTCGCTCACAGGTGACCAAATACCGAATTACCTTTGTCAGAACGAAGGGGAAGAAAAACAGAAGCATCCCTATCAGTAAAGAGCTTTACGAAGAGATCATGGCGCTTGATGGGTTCAATTTCTTCACAGACTGCTATTTTCAATTTTTATCAGTGATGGAAAAAACGTCTATCGTGCTCCCTCGCGGTCAACTCACACACGTTCTGCGCCATACGTTTGCGGCGCACTTCATGATGTCGGGTGGAAACATTCTGGCCTTACAAAAAATTCTCGGACACCACGATATAAAAATGACTATGCGTTACGCACATCTGGCACCGGATCATCTGGAAACGGCGCTCCGTTTCAATCCTCTGGCAACGCTGCCAAGTGGCGACAAAGTGGCGGCAGCGGTTGGCATTACCCCGTAA